AGGCAGTCAAGGAGCAACAGGTGAAACAGGAGCACAAGGAACAACAGGCAGTCAAGGAGCAACAGGTGAAACAGGAGCTCAAGGAACAACAGGTACTCAAGGAGCAACAGGAGCTCAAGGAGTACAAGGCGCAACAGGCAGTCAAGGAACAACAGGTAGTCAAGGAACAACAGGTAGTCAAGGAGCAACAGGTACTCAAGGAGCAACAGGTGCTCAAGGAGCAATAGGTAGTCAAGGAGCAACAGGAGCTCAAGGAGCAACAGGAGCTCAAGGAGCAACAGGAACTCAAGGAGCAACAGGAACACAAGGAACAACAGGTAGTCAAGGAACAACAGGTGCAACAGGAGCTCAAGGAGCAACAGGTAGTCAAGGAACAACAGGTAGTCAAGGAACAACGGGTGAAACAGGAGCACAAGGAACAACAGGTGAAACAGGAGCACAAGGAACAACAGGAGCTAATGGAATTGGTTTTCCACAATTGATAACAACGATTGAACCTATTGAAAATATTAATAATGAAGTTATTACTATAATTTTGATTGTAGATAAATTAGCTTTAGAAACAGCATATCGCCCAGGAATGTATGTGAAAACATACGAAACCAACACTCCAACCAATTTTGTTACATCTACTATAATAAGCTATATACTTAATGAATTGACTATTCAAGTTGATTATGGTGAAGGGACTAATGCATCAACAAGTAATTTTACTACAGAGCTTTATGGTAGAAGGGGTATAGATGGAGCACAAGGAACAACAGGTGAAACAGGAGCACAAGGAACAACAGGTGAAACAGGAGCTCAAGGAACAACAGGCAGTCAAGGAGCAACAGGAGCTCAAGGAGCAACAGGAGCTCAAGGAACAACAGGTTCTCAAGGAACAACAGGTTCTCAAGGAACAACGGGTAGTCAAGGAGCAATAGGAGCTCAAGGAGCAACAGGTAGTCAAGGAACAACAGGTAGTCAAGGAGCAACAGGAGCACAAGGAGCAATAGGAGCTCAAGGAGCAACAGGTAGTCAAGGAGCACAAGGAACAACAGGTAGTCAAGGAACAACAGGAGCACAAGGAACAACAGGCACTCAAGGAACAACAGGCAGTCAAGGAACAACAGGAGCACAAGGAACAACAGGAGCACAAGGAACAACAGGTACTCAAGGAGCAACAGGTAGTCAAGGAACAACAGGTAGTCAAGGAACAACAGGTAGTCAAGGAACAACAGGTACTCAAGGAACAACGGGTAGTCAAGGAGCAACAGGTAGTCAAGGAGCACAAGGAACAACAGGAGCACAAGGAACAACAGGTACTCAAGGAACAACAGGCAGTCAAGGAGCAAGAGGTAGTCAAGGAACAACGGGTAGTCAAGGCGCAACAGGCAGTCAAGGAGCAACAGGAGCACAAGGAACAACGGGAGCACAAGGTATACAGGGAGCAAATGGAGCGGCAGCATCTTTAACTGCAGGTTCTGTAATAAATCCTATAATCGCAGATGGAGCAGTTTCTATAGAAAAGTTTGATTCAGCTCTTTCAGATTCATTAGAACAATTTTCTGACGCACTTACATCACTCGAAGACACGAAAGCAAATCTTGCTTCTCCTACATTTACTGGAACTGCTAATTTACCATCAACAGTAATAACAGGACATTGTGTTCCTTCAGTTGGTAATACTTATTTATTAGGTGGTTCAAGTTATTTTTGGAACGCTATTTATGGTATCACACTTCATTTTTTTTTTACTGTTGTATATAGTGATGACCGGTTAAAACATAATGAATCTGTTATTATAAATGGATTAGACATTGTTGATAAACTAACTCCAAAGTTTTATCAAAAAACATTAGAAATGTTAGATGCTGATTATAATGGAGATTTAAGTGCAAATACTTGGAATTATGAAGCAGGTTTAATAGCTCAAGAAGTATTACAAATTCCTGACTTAAGCTTTTGTGTTAGAGGTGGTGACCATTATGATGAAAGTAACAATTTAATAAAAGAACCATATGGTGTAAATTATAATAATATTTTTGTATATGGACTTGCTGCTATAAAAGAATTACATACAAAAGTAAAAGCACAAGAAACAATTATAAATAGTTTAATAGCAAGAATAGAATCACTAGAAAATAGCTCTCAAAATTAGCTTGGCACTACAATCCATTCCAATCCAATCCAATCCAATCCAAATATTATTAATATATAAAAAATATACAACTATATATTAATAATACAAAAACTTAGAACATCACTTTCTCTTACTTAATCGGCTTTTACCCACTTTTGTCTTAGTAAATTTATATTTAATAGTTTTTTTAAACCCCTCTTTTGGAATATATCTAAAAAAGTTCATATTATAAAGTCTGGATTTGCGCGAAAGTTCATTGCTTTTAACTTTATCGTATATTTTCACCTTTTCTTCGCGTATATCTTCTAATGTTTGTTGTTTGCCATAGCACGTTACACTAAATCGCTTTAACAACCCTCTTTGTTCCAGACGATTTTTGATTTGAACTTTAAACAAATATTCAGAAAGACACAATAGTCGGTTTTCATCATAATAAGGTCTATTTGCATAAATAAAAATCAAGTAAAAACTCAAAATAGTGTCAATAGAGGCAACTTTGATTTTGCGCCCTTGTAGTGTTAATACATTATAACTATGACAAGCAACCGTTTTGTAAATAAACGCAATTGCATCATTATTAACAATTATTTCATAATGGTCGTCTACATATTCACCAATAGGCTTCTTTTTTCTAATAACAACATTTTTAAAGCCTTCATAATTAAGTTGTTCTTTTAATATTAGCGCACTTGACATAGGATTTTCGCTCAACATATCAAAATCAGGAATAGTATTGACTTGTGCGCGTTCTTTTTTGGGCATATATTGACTATAAAGTGACGCAGCATAACCACCAAAAAACACTAATCCTTGATTAATAAATGATGTTTTACAAACTTCATAAAGTTTGTCTCGGTCGCTGTCTGAACCATCATAATCTCTCTGAAATTTTATAGATTTACAAAGCTCTCCTTTTAAAGGATAATTTTTGTTTAATAAAGTAATGCGTTTCAATATTTTTTCCCACCGTGTTACATCGCCCATAGGTCTTGATAATTCAACATACATAGCCATACGCAAATAGTTAGGAGGGCAATAATTTATAGCATTTATTTTAATAGCTTTTTTGAATAAGTTTTTGAACAATGTTTTGTCTAAATAGGTTATGTCAGCAATAGGAATAAAATTAACAAACACTTTATATGTTCCAGCGTGAACTGATGATTTTGCCTCTACTTCCTCATAACCAGCTTTATAATATATATTTGTTAACTTTGTCGCATATTCCATTGCTAATGGCGTAAAAAAATCATAGTCAGGTATTTCAATATCTTTGTTATAAAATCGGTCTTGTTCTGGTAATATATTATTTACAGCTGTACCACCATAACATAGGGTATTATGTGTTCTTAAAAAGTCTTCTAATATTTCTATTATTTTTTTTATAGTATCAGATTGAACTAATTTTTTCCCTACTTCATAAGTAGCGCTATCAATAGCATTTCGTAATATTTTTAATTCTTTTTCTTCAAAAGATTTCATAATAAATTATATAATATATTATATAATATAATGTGTTATTATAATATTTTTCCATAAAATAGAAAATAGAAAATAGAAAATTCTATTCTATATTAATCCTGTGATAAACGAGCTTGTAACGTACTATCAAGATCTGCATCTGCTATTGGTGTATGACTTGTAAAAGGAATAATAGGAAAACTACTTGGAACATTCGCAATCAAATGATTAGGTTTTAAAATCCACGAATAGTTTCCTTTATTTGTAAATTGTGCTATATAACTTTCTAAATTTGCGTCTTTGGTTTGATATTTCATAGCTATAGCATTACAACCGAAACCATATGCTGACGCAAACTCATTGTTATTTACAGAATTATTCAAATTAGGCAATACAATAGCAAAACTTCTTTTTGTTTCATCTATGAACTGAGCTGTTTTTCCCGCAATTTCAGTATATCTATAGGTTTTACAATATTCACTTTTTCCCTTTAAATTAATATATGTTTTCAATTTTGCTAATACATTATTTGTTTCTATTATATTATTTGATGGATAAAAATCACATATAACAATAATTGTTTTATATAGATCTCTCATTTGGACATTTAATATTGATCCATTCGTATAATTATGTTGTTTCATTATGCGAAAAGTGTTACTATCCGAAGTAGCTAGATCTAAGTATTGTTCAAATAGTGCACCCAATTTTTCTAACATTGTCAAATTTGTGCTCATAACCCGAAAATTTAAAATCAAAGGATCGCGACTACAATTGGTATGAATAGCATCAAACGCTCGTGTTGTAACACTACTTAATACATCACCTAAATCTAAAGAGTTATATGTTTCTTTTATAAAGTTGCTATTTGCAGTGGAGGAAGCTACTATTGGTTTATTATTATATGAATAAATTTCAAAATCTAAAAATCGACATCCATTAGAAATCGTTTTTTCTAAAGCACATAAATTAACAAAATTATTTTTATAGCCATCACCACAACAACAATTATAAGCACTTTTAACATAATAATTTTTAAATATTGAATTAGATATATCAAATTTAGTTGTAGTTAGATCCGTTGCGCTACTTGCTTCTACAGTATTAGCACTTGTAAAATAGGATTTTCCAATATTAGACCTATAATATTTCTCTAATTTATCACATGTTCGTTGTTCTAATGCTAATCTATCATATATCCAACCAAATAATATTAACAATATTAAAATTACAATACTAATTGTCATATACAAATATAGTGATGGAGTACTATTGTTAGAGTCACTTCCAAAATAATCTTTAAAAAACTTGTTGAACTCTTTAAAAAAACTACCTTTTTTATCTTTTTCCTCCATATTTATATATTAAAACATTTAATTTTAACTAAAATACTTTAGTAGTTTATTAATTAACTAATTTAACTAATTAACTAATTAACTAATTACTTTAATATTAGTATAAAATTATTATAGTATATAAATTATTAGACTATGGCGGGTGGACTATTAAACTTAATAGCTATTGGCGACCAAAATGTTATGTTGACAGGTAATCCTACTAAAAGTTTCTTTAAATCCACATATTCAAAATATACTAATTTTGGATTACAAAAATTTAGGATAGACCAAGTCGGACAAAAAGAATTGGAAGTTTCAAAATCGACAACTTTCAGTTTTAAAATAGGACGGTATGGTGACTTATTGATGGATACTTATTTAGTGCTAAAATTACCAGCAATATGGAGCCCAGTTTACTACTATAATAAATATAGAGATATTAGTGCTGTTTATAGACCATACGAATTTAAATGGATTAAGCATATTGGATGTCAATTAATGGAAGAAGTTAAAATAATGATTGATGGAATAACTATTCAAAAATTTAGCGGTACTTATTTGCAAAATGTTGTTGAGCGTGATTTTGATTCTCATAAAAAAGAGTTATTTGATATTATGACAGGAAATATTAGTGAACTAAATGATCCGGCTAATTTCAATAATCGAAACAACAATTATCCTAATGCATTTAATATAAATGGAACAAACACTGATATTAGCGGGATTGAACCATCTATAAGAGAATATAATTTATATATACCAATTAACAGCTGGTTTACAATGTCGTCTTTTATGTCATTTCCATTAATATGCTTACAATACAGTAATTTGGTTATTGATTTTAAATTGCGACCGTTAGAAGAGTTGTTTACTATTAAAGATGTATTATACGATATGAGTGTAAATACTTACAAAATAACTAACTATAATAATATTCCTCAAATACACCCACTTCAAACAACATTAGAATATCAATTTAATCGATTTATAAATCCGCCGCCATACAGAGATATATCTGGAGACAGTTATATTAATTTGACAAATAGAATAAATAGTAATATACATTTGCTATGTACTCAATGTTTTCTTGATAATGCCGAGCGAGAAATGTTTGCCAAAAATAGTCAAAATTATTTAATTAAAGAGGTCAAAGAATATAGTTTTAAAGAAGTTATTAAGACTAATAAAATTAAATTAGAATCAAATGGATTAATTAGTAGTTGGATGTGGTATTTTCAAAGAAGTGATGTTGAGGAGCGCAATGAATGGTCTAATTATACTAATTGGCCTTATGAAAATAGTATTCCAAATGATTTGAAAAAAGTCACAACACCAGACTTATATTATATATATTATAGTCCTCATTTTACTTATAATATTGGTGATATTTCCAAAAATATTTATTATACGGGGTATAGTCCAACTGTTTATGAACAAACTAATGTATGTGAGATTATGAAAAATTTTGGTATAATATGTGACGGCAAATATAGAGAACAAACATTTGATAGTAGCGTATTTAGCAGAATAGAAAAATATAATAAGTCAAATGGATCTAATTCAAAAGTTGGTTTATATTATTACAATTTTGCTTTAACAACAGACCCTTATAAATTACAACCAAATGGTGCGTTTAATACAAATAAATTTAAAACGATCGAATTTGAATATAATAATTTTGCTAATCCACCAATAGATAGCAGTAATGTGGAGTTTACAACTATTTGTGACCCAGAAACAAACGCAATAATAGCAACGTCAAAAGACCCTACAAACATTTATAAATATTATTATAATTTGTATATAATGGAAGAAAAATACAATTTATTAATTTTTCAAAATGGGTTTGGTGGGCTGTTATATAATAGCTAAATCTATGTATTATAACTTGTTATAGGTTATAACAATAGCTTATACTAATTTAATTTTTGGAACTTTTCGTGTCCTATTATTTTTCGCTTTAAGCGCTAATTTTAGTGCCTTTGAATTTGATGAACAACCACGTTCCAATATTTTATAATCTATTGCCGCTGCTTTGCCTCCACTAATAGCACTTGCTAAGCGTGCATAACCCCAACTATGTGCGCTTTGATTTGGACGTGACCCAGAAGAATAATATGCGCCGCGACCCTTTTTAACAATTTGTAATAAGGCATTTTTAGAACAACCTGTTGCATTTACTAAGTCAGAATTTATTGCTATATTTTTTAGTTTATACAACTTTTGCGCTTTTGCTATATGAGCCGATTTTTTGGATTTATATGAGTCAACATTTTTTCGTGTTAAATAGCGCTTCTTTTTATATGCGTTACGCGATGCTTTTAATTGTTTAATTTGTAGTTTTTTATCTTTCAAATTAAGACGATGAGGTAAGTATTTAATAGGTATATTTATCATTTTTTATATTACTATTATACTATAATACTATAATATTTATTATATATAAAAATATTATAATATGAAAGAAAAAATCATAAAATTTGAAAAAGGACCGCCTGGAAAAAAATACACAGCATATATCCAAAATAAGACAACCCAAAAAATACGCAAAATACATTTTGGAGCATCAGATTATCAACAATATAAAGATAGAACTCCGCTTAAATATTATTCGCATAAAAATCATAATGATAGAAAACGAATGCGCAATTATTTTAATAGACATTCTGGAACCAAAAAAAGAGGTGAAGCAATTAGTTTAGAAAAAAGAAAATCACAAGGCTATTATAATGCTAAAATTTTGAGCCATGTATATTTATGGTGAAATTATGGAATATAATTATAACAAAAATCATAATCAGTTGTTTTCATTATATATACTAATACGTAAAAAGGGGGCATATTATTGTGTGGACGTCCTAAACCAGTACTAGCTGTAACACCATTAGTAAAAACATTAGTATAATTGCCTACAAAAATAGCAGTAGTCCCACCTGTTGTGGCACTCTCAGAAAAATTATAATTATGATTATGAGATGGTATATTGTTAATATTCAAAGTTACATTTTCCTCACCACCAAACACACCGATTGCTCTAGGAGTTAATCTATTAATGCCGTTACTTCCAATACTTGTATGTGGGTAATAGACTATAACAATACCTGAACCACCGTTACCTGGAGTGCTACCAGAGTCAATATTGTAATACACACCACCACCGCCACCACCAGTATTAGGACCACCATTCCCACCTATTGATGTTTGCCCATCCCCACCTGGATTGATTCCACCCAACCCACCTTTACCTGACATATACAGATTATTAGCTGTATTGCCACTACCGCCACCACCACCTTTACCACCATTTATCTGCGGTAAATCATCATTATATACGCCACCACCATCGCCACCCATAAAATAACTACTATTAAATATATTTACAG